GCAAGTCACGCTGGGCTGTTATCAGAAATACAAACCCACAGCTAAAAACCACAACTATTAAGACTTGGCTTGATTGGTTCCCAGAGGAATCATGGGGCAAGTTTACTTGGTCTGTGCCTTACACACATCACATCAAAAAGAATGACATAGACCTTGAAGTTATCTTCCTTGCTCTTGATCGCCCAGAAGATGTCAAAAAGTTGCTCTCCCTTGAACTGACAGGCATATGGGTGAACGAGGCAAGGGAGATACCGAAGTCTATCATTGACGCATGCACAATGCGTGTTGGTCGCTTTCCTTCTATGAAAGATGGTGGTTGTACATGGACAGGGGTAATAGCTGACACTAACGCCCCAGAGGAGGATCATTGGTGGCCTATCATGTCAGGCGAGGTTCCAATACCAGATCACATACCCAAAGAAGAAGCAAAGATGCTGGTCAAGCCAGACAACTGGTTATTCTTCACACAGCCAGCAGGAATGCTAGAGCAGAAAACAGAAGAAGGAGACATCTCAGAATACGTTCCAAACGAGAACGCAGAGAACAGAGAGAATATGCGGAAAGACTATTATCCGAATATCGTGCAGGGCAAGACGAGAAGTTGGATTGACGTATATGTAATGAACCGATTGGGGAGCATCAAAGATGGCAAACCTGTTTATCCTATGTTCGCGCCAGACATCCATGTTGCGCGTGAGGAAATACCTGTTGCTGTTGGCATTCCTATTTACATTGGTATTGACTTTGGACTGACGCCAGCCGCCGCCATAGGACAAAAGGTGCGCGGTAGGTGGATGATCTTGCAGGAAATCGTTGCCTTTGACATGGGCATTGTTCGCTTTGCAGAAGTCTTACGGCAGGAGATTGCAACAAGGTATAGTGGCTGTGAGACTATAATGATTGGCGACCCTGCTGGTGACTTCAGAGCGCAAACTGATGAAACAACACCATTTCAGATAATGCGTGGTGCTGGACTTAATGCTCGTCCTGCTCCAAGCAACGATGTGGCGTTACGCCTTGAGTCTGTTTCTGCGCCATTAGGCAGGATGGTTGACGGTCTTTCTGGGCTTCTTGTTGACCCCAGATGCCGCACTATTATTAAGGGCTTTGAGGGCGGCTATCAATACAAGCGCATGCAAGTATCTGGTGAGCGTTACGCTGACAAACCAGACAAGAACCATTTCTCTCACATACATGATGCTGTTCAATATTTAATGCTGGGTGCTGGTGAAGGTCGGCAGATATTACACAACGTAAACACACCTTCTCAGCCCTTCCAAGCAACTAGAGACTTCGATGTATTCTCAAGGAAACCTAAACCAAGGCGGCAGGGTCTTTGGTCACGGATGTAATTGTGCGTTGTGTATTAAGAAAACATGAGAGTACATCAATAGTATAAGCAACAAGAGAGACTTATCATGTGTGTATCAAGACCATCTCCCTCTACTCCTGCTGTAGATCCTAACGTGGTAATAGAGCGTGAAAACCAAGAGGCGGCTGAAACCAAGAAGAAAGCAGAAGCAAAGAAGAAGCAGTTGGAAGATACAGTCACAAAGAAACGTGGCGGTGCTGGTTCATCATCTCTGCTTACAAGCACAAGCGGCGGCATTGGTTATTATAACGAGACTCTTTAATGGATAATATTGCACAGCGTATGTTGCAAAAGTATGAACGCGCAAAGAATGGTCGCGTCAACTTTGAGCCATTGTTTGAGGAATGTTATGAATACGCACTCCCTATGCGGCAAAGCTTTTACACTGAGTCAACAGGACAGCGCAGAGATGACAAGATCTTTGATGAAACTGCTGTCGTTGGTGTGCAAGAATTTGCGTCAAGATTACAATCGGGGCTTGTCCCCAACTTTGCGCGATGGGCTGATTTTATATCTGGCTCTGAGGTGCAGAAAGAAGATCAAGACGAAGTAAACAATCAGTTAGATGAAGTCACTGATTACGTCTTTGAAGTTATTCAGAACTCAAATTTTGGACAAGAGATACATGAAAGCTTTATGGATCTGGCTGTTGGAACAGGCGTCCTTCTTGTGGAAGAAGGGGATGCTGTTAATCCTGTGCGTTTTAATGCAATACCTTTGCCAAGCGTTTATTTGGATACTGGCGCAGATGATAGGATTGACCACGTTTACAGAGAGAGGACTCTCAAAAATATTGAGATCCCTGTTGCATACCCAAAGGCGGTTTTTGGTGAAAAGACCCAGAGGGCGATAGAGTCACAGCCAGACGAAAAATGCAAAATCGTAGAAATCATTTGTAAGAATTATGAGAACAGAAACGAAGAACGATTTGACTACTACGTTGTGAATATAGCTGACAAAGAAGTTATCTATTATGAGCAGTTTGAAGGTCTAGGATCAAACCCATTTGTATGCTTTCGCTGGTCAAAAGCATCTGGGGAAATTTATGGTCGAGGCCCCCTTGTTAATGCGCTTAGTGCAATCAAGACAACCAACCTGACTATTGAGTTAGTTCTTGAGAATGCACAGATGGCTATCTCTGGTGTTTACCAGATGGATGATGATGGCATCATCAACACAGACACAATAAATCTAGTCCCTGGAACTATTATCCCTAAAGCTATGGGATCGGCTGGACTACAGCCAATCAAGAACGCAGGTAACTTTGATGTAGCTAATCTAGTTCTCAATGACATGCGTAATAATATTAAACGAGCATTATACAACGATATGCTTGGAGATCCGAACCGCACCCCTGCAAGCGCAACGGAAGTCGCTGAACGTATGTCTGACCTCTCCAGACGCATCGGCTCTGCCTTTGGCAGGCTCCAAGCAGAAATGGTTACACCTGTATTACAGCGTGTAGTTTACATTCTGCGCAAACAGGGGCGAATAGAATTACCAACAGTTAATGGCAGAGAAGTTAAAGTCCGTTCTGTATCGCCGTTGGCGCAAGCACAAGCGAACCAAGACATATCATCAGTTGCAAGATACCTTGAGATGGTGGGTGGAACATTCGGCCCCGAAACATTAAACCTTCTTATAAGTTCTGAGGATGTCGCTTTGTACTTAGCTAAGAAGTTTGGCGTTCCAGATACATTGATAAGAGATGCCGCAGAGCGTGAGCAGTTGTTAGCAATGGCACAGCAGTATGCGCAAGAGGCACAGCAACAAGGAATGAATGTAAATGCCAATCCGTTTGGGAGTGGATAACTATCCACGCGCAGAAGAAGAAGATAATAAAATCTCATTAAATGTAAAATCTTTGTTCTCGTCACCTTCTGGCAAGGAGGTGCTTAAATATTTGCGTTCGATCACCATTGAGAGTGTTCAAGGTGCGAATGCTTCTGACGCTGAGTTGAGACATCTTGAAGGCCAGCGTTATCTTGTCGGTCTTATAGAGCGACGTATCAAACATGCAGAAAAGGTAGATACAAAATGAATGAAGCAGATAATGTGGAGGTAGCTGTTGAAGCTACAGAAGCACCTGTAACTGAAAGACCAGAATGGTTGCCAGAAAAGTTTAACACACCAGAAGATCTGGTAAGTTCTTATGGCAACCTTGAAAGCAAGTTGGGTAAGGGTGAGGAGGAATTAAGAGCCACTATCCAGCGTGAATTAGAAGTGTCAGCTTTAGAGAATAGACCTGCAACTGTTGGCGACTACCAAATACCAGATAGTATTGATGCATCTGAGGTAAGTGATAACGATCTGTTTAAGTGGTGGGCTGACCATTCGTTTGAGAATGGATATAGCCAAGAACAATTTGAGAGTGGTATTGCTAAGTATGCGGAAGCGTTGCAAAGCAATGTGCCAGATCTTGAAGCCGAACATAGAGCATTGGGTGAAAACGCTGACGCTAGGATCGAAGCTACAAACTTATGGGCAAACCAATTTTTCCCAGAAGAATTGCATGATGCGTTTATAACAATGGGTCAAACAGCCGTAGGCATTAGGGCATTAGAGCATATTATGTCTAAGGTATCGCAACCTAATATGGGTGCTAGTTCACAACCAGCAGAGTCTATAACTCTTAGTGAATTGCAAACGAAACAAAAAGATCCTCGTTATTGGAACCCAGCAAAAAGGGATGCGGCATTTGTCAAAGAAGTTGATGAAGGTTTTTCCAAACTTTACGGATAATGTTTTCCATAGTGACGGTGATGTTCAGATTGTTACCTCGACATCTGAGCATGCCGCTTACTTGCAACACCATTTGCGTGATGACGATTTAACTGAATGTGAATTGCATGGTGTAACGCCTTGGAAAGCGTTGCACCATTCTCTTTATCAAAAAGACGCAGAGACATGGACAGGCATCTACAAGGGTGTTCCTGCCGCTATGTTTGGCGTTGTGCCTACAGAACATCAAAGTGATTTGTATTCTGGGACTATATGGATGCTAGGCACTGATGTTCTAAGCCAAGAGTATAGAAAGTTTCTAAGGCTATCTAAACAAGTCGTAGAATATTTGAACAATAGCTATGACGTTCTTGATAACGTAGTCCCCATCAAACACACCAAAACGATCCAATGGTTAGCTTGGCTTGGCTTTGTGTTCATGGATTCAAACATTGTTCACATCAATGGACATGATTGTGTCCGTTTTGTGCGTTGCGCTCCCCATGTAGAAGTGACATTCCAATAAGATACGGCCTGTTTCAAACTGACAGCCCCACTAGGGATAACTGGTTGATGAGAGAAACGGACAACCGCGTTCAATGTAACTTCTATTTTAAGGATTAATGTAATGGCGAATACAATCGACACAGCCTTCATTAAGCAGTTCGAGTCCGAAGTTCACATGGCTTATCAGCGCATGGGGTCTAAACTCCGCAACACAGTGCGTACTGTTGGCAATGTAGCTGGAAGCGTAGTTCGTTTCCAAAAAATCGGTACTGGCACTGCTTCAACCAAAGCTCGTAACGGCAACGTAACAGCAATGGAACTAGCACACACAACCGTAGAAGCCACAATGGCTGACTTCTATGCGGCTGAGTACATCGACAAGCTTGATGAACTCAAGACCAATATCGATGAGCGTCAAGCTGTAGCACAATCTGCCGCCGCCGCTTTGGGCCGCAAGACAGACGAAATTCTGTATGCGGCAATGGACTCTGGTGCAAACAGCACACAGATCAACGACACTAGCAATGCTGTTGCTAAAGCAGATCTTCTAACTCTCTTTGAGACATTTGGTACTGCGGATATTCCAGAGGACGGAAACCGTTACATTGCCATGCATCCAAAGGGTTATGCAGATTTGTTCTCAATCAATGAGTTTGCTTCAAGCGACTATGTTGGTGAGCAAAACCTACCTTTTGCTGGTGGCATGACAATGAAGGAGTTTCTTGGCTTTAAGATCTTCTCAACATCTGCTGTTACTGCTGGCAAGAACTTGTCTTACCACACATCTGCTGTTGGTCTTGGTGTCAACGCTGATGTCTCTACAGAACTAAACTATGTTCCTGAGAAAGCCGCACACCTTGCAACCTCTATGATGTCAATGGGCGCAGTCGTTATTAACGATGCTGGTGTCTATGAAATCTTAGACAACAACTAAAGGAATAGGGGGGAGTCGTACCATTCTCCCCCCTACCCAAACATGCCATCAGTAGCTAACTCAGATATTGATATTGCGTCTCGCGCTTTGATCTTGATAGGCGCGGAACCAATTACTTCGTTCACATCAACGTCAACAGAAGCAACAGTAGCGAACAACATATATGAAGATGTTGTGCAAGCCGCTTTGTGTGCAAGTAGGTGGAGATTTGCAACCAATCAAGCTGAACTAAATATGCTTACCGAAACACCTACTGGTCGTTTTGAGAGGGCATACCAGCTACCATCTGATCTTGTTATGCTTCATGCGCTAACTGTTAATGACAATGTTATTGAGTACAACATTTACGGCAGTAAAGTTTATACAGACACATCGTCTGCTGACTCAGTAGTTGCTGATTATACTTACCGCGTAGGTGAAGAATACTTCCCAAGTTATTTTACTGTAGCTGTGCAACATGCGCTTGCCGCAATGTTTGCTGTCTCTATTGCAAGGGACGATCAGCTTGCAAGTCTATTTGAAAACAAGGCCGCTAGAACTATGCAACAGGCTAAGACTCTTGATAGCCAGCAACAGACTACGCGCAAGCTTGTGACATCGAGGTTTATTTCTGAAAGGCGTAGTTAATGGCGAGGCTTAGAATACCGCTCAACAACTTTGCCTATGGTGAGATTAGCCCTTCATTAACAAGCAGGACTGATACGCCTGTTTATGTTTCTGCGGCTGAGACTGTAGAAAACTTTTTTGTTCGCGCAGAAGGTGGTGTAGTAAACCGCCCTGGAACGGAACGCATCTATAATTTTACCCACACATATGACGCGAACTTAACTCAGCAGGTTCGTATTGAGCCTTTTGTTTTTTCTGACGATGAAAAATACATTATTGCT